TTGTTCATTTAAGTCTAATACTAGTTTAAGACTTTCACTACCACAGCATAAACATTCTTGTAATTCTTTAGCGTCTTGCATAGTCTGGTTCCCAATTATAAATTATATATTTGTCTCTCCATTGCGGAGTTGCTTGTTCGTAACTTTCCAATAAACTATCTACTATACTAGCAGGAGTTTCAGTAAATGTAAAGTCAAATGTCTGTTCAAACAGACCGGTATCTAGTGCAAAGTCATAGGCATTAGCAGTATTACCTCGGTCTATGATTTCAGCACCAAGTTTTTGACTGACTGCTTGAGCTATAGCACCTACAGTACTGTTAAAACTGGCTAGGTTATATATGCCTGCTACTGGTTGTTCAATACAACGAGCTACCGCGCGACATAAATCTTCTATACCTAGCATGGCACGGCTAATATGACTATTCGTTACCTGTATGCCTGTTCCATTCTGTACACTGTGATACATGCTGTTAATCATCACATCAACACGTAGATTAGGACTGTAACCATTTACCGTACCAAAACGTAAGCCAATTACCTTACGGCCTTTGAGGTTAGCGATAGTTGCCTGTTGATCTAATGCGTATTTTGTTACGTCATAGTTGTTAACAGGAGTAAAGTGCATGTTGGTTTCACTGTGTTTCTCACCAGGTTTGCTGTTACCGTATACACTGGCTGAACTGGCATAGATGATCAATTGATCATCTGTTTTATCTAATAGGTCAGTGAAGTTAGTAACATTGTTTAGCCAAGGTCCAGATAGTGCTCCACTACAACTTGGTACACTTGGATGACCAGCTAATACAACTATGACTTCAAATTCTGCCAGTTCTTCTCTGGTATATTTATGATAGTCACGACGATCACTGGTTTCATCGTAGGTAAACCAACAGATGTCATTGGTTTTAACAAAATGATTTTGCCTTAATACCTGACGAAGCCTAGATCCAATGTAGCCAGCACCACCTAGAATCAATACCTTCTTCATTAGTCAATGATCATCATGCCGTTGGGTGCGATATTACCTTGCAGACCAACTGTTTCTAATTCAACTAACTTGTCTTTAGGAATGAACTTAGCCATAGCATGTTCATTGTCAATGTACTTGCCTGAATTGTATAATGGAATCATTGTTGCGATGATGTCACTGTATAATTTTACAGTGTCATTAAACAGGTCTGGAGTAAATGACCATAGTCGTGTTTGCAGTAGTGTGTTAGTGCCTGTATCTGCTGGATTGATCCAACTTGGCTGTGCTTTCTTAAACACATACTTGCCCTTGGTGTCAGCATTGTCAAATTTGTTAATATCAAACTTGTCAGTTACTTGATAGCGACCGCTGAGTTTAAAAAGACGAGTTGACTCTTTGACTTCTGCTATTAAATCTTGATCGCTGGCGATGTAATTTAATGCTTTGAGCATGCCCATAGCTTCCATAGCGTTTTTGCCAATGTCATAGTTGCTGACATTGTTGTGGAAGTATTTGATATCGTCATCATCACTGTTGTCAATGTAGTAGTCAACTAAGTCGATCAGTTCTTCAAATTCATCACTGTCGTCATTTTGTACATCAACTTTACTGTTGTCAACTAAGATGATGACTGCACCTGGGATATACTTCTTAGCACTCTTAGCTGTTTCCAGTGTCTGTTGGATACGTTCAGCTGGTTTATAGATACCATAGTTGCTGTAAACTGCTGATGTTAGTAATACAATATTTTTAGCCATTTGTTTTTCCTTTATTATTCGCAACGTAACCAGCGTTCATTGGCTAATGTCCACTGTACTACTTCACCAATACGTTCTGTTAAACTAACCTTAGGTTCCCAACCTAGACTGCGCATGTAGTCACCGCTTAGAGCATAACGCAAGTCATGTCCTGGGCGTGAGCTATGGAAGTCAACCATTTCGTACTTCAATTCTTTTCCTTGCGCATCAGCGATGATCTGTGCTAGTTGTAGATTATTAATTTCTTGTTTACCTACCAAGTTAAACTTAGGACATTTTGCATCACCATAGTCCGGTTCAAGTGTAGTGTGATCTAAACCCAGCAAGAACAACATAGCATCTGCTACGTCTGCTGCATGGATGTAGTAACGACTACCTGGAATAGTTCTTGACGCATCACTGTGGATAGTGATAGTGTCGCCATCGTTTACCTTACGGATACACATGGGAATAAATTTTTCTGGGTGTTGGCGTTGACCAAACACGTTCATAGTATGTGTGATGTAGATGGGCATCTTATAAGTATTTTCAAATGCCACAGCCAGTTCTTCACCACCAGCCTTAGTTGCTGAATATGGGTTACTTGAATTATAACGATCACGCTCACCATAGTTAACACCGATTGGTGCTGGTCCAAATACTTCATCTGTTGAGAAATAGATGAAACGTTCTAGATTTTTTAACTTACGGCTAAACTCTAAAATATGACCTGTACCGACTACGTTGTCAAATACAAACTCCATTGGATATTCGATCGAACGGTCAACATGGCTACCAGCGGCTAAATGTAGAACATAGTTCACATCACCAATATCTCTGGCTACCATTGGATTGAGTTCTGCACGCAAGTCGTGGAATACCACTTTGACACGTTTACGTGTTTCAGGATCTAAGTCCTGCGCCATATCATTCAAGCGATTAAGATTACCTGAGAAGTCCAAACGGTCTAGGCTGACCACATTCCAATCGGTTTCTCTTAGGATTTTTTCAATAACGTGGTGTGCGATAAACCCTGCACCGCCAGTCACTAGAACGGTTTTTGACATTGATTTCTCCAATATTGATTGATTTTTACTGCTTTTTAGTATTTATTTGACTAAAAACTGGCAGAAAAATATTATTCAGCTACTGTATTAGCTACTTTAGCTTCTACGTAGTCTTTGATGAAACGGATAGCTTTACGGCTACTGTCAAAAACATACTCTTTGGTTTCGTCTTCCTGTGTAAGGATCACAACAAATCCATTTGTTACTTTACGAATTTCAATTGAATCAAACATATTTTACTCCATAATTATAGATTATTACTCTATAACTATAACATGATTATGTTTGATTGTCAACCTTAACAGGGAAAATTTTCTAAGATTTCTATAATTTTTTCAGTATAAATTTGATCATCTGTCTCATAATTAGATTGTGACATGCGTGTATCTGTAACCAAAGTTCCAGCATATTTCAAATTTTTACTTGTTTTTTTAGTAAAGTCAATATAAAATGGTTTTGAGAAATTAAAATGTAAAACAGAATTATCAATCCAAAATCCCATTTTAGGCATTGTTTTTTGATTATTTTCTGTATAAGTCAAATAATTATAGAAAAAATCTGGGTCTCCGGATATATCTATTCCATTTATTAAAAATTTGTCTATTTTGATACAAGTGTCTTTAATTATATTACCTGTTTTATCAATGATAGTATCTTTAGGTGACTTGTTATGGAATTTAATGTCAATGGAATTGTTTGGTACTTCTGCAACTGTAAATTTATATGTTTTTGTTCCAGCAAGTACATCTTCATTTGAAAGTATTTGATCGTTGACCTTAATTTGCAATTTTGGCAATTGATTTACTACCTGACATTCTATTTTAAGTTCAATCGTAATATTAGGTTCTGTATTTCTATTAATTATAGTTCGGAGGAATGCATCATAATTATAATAATTGTCTTGTGCTTCACTTTTAACAATTACTCCCTCAGTAACCGTAGAAAAGAATTCTTTAATTTGATCAGAAGATTTTTTTAATAGAGTGTATATTAATGGTAATGAATTTTCTATTATTATTATTTTAAAATCTTCGCATATTTTACGTATGAGTAATAATCTAAAAAATTTTTCTTTAGCTGTCAATGAAGGATTTTTTTCATTCCACCAGATTTCTGAACTTAACATTTTTATATGATTATGATTTTTATTATAAACATCTACAGGAGTATCTTTGTGAATTAATCCAGTACCTCCTAGATTAACACCCACCAGTGTACCATTGCGGCTGTACGGAATCAATTTATAAAGTAAATCACAGGTTTGGAGGAAATCTTCCCAGGTTTCAGCCCAGTGACCCACAATAAACAAACCAACAATTTTTACATTATATTTAGAAAATTGTTCAAATTCATATCGATATGCTTCAACGTTTGTCTTTTTATTAATTGCTTTCAATAGATCATTACTTCCTGTCTCGATCCCAGTACTCAATGATTCACATCCTGATTCTGCAATCGTAACATAAAGTTCCTCAGACATTTGTCCTATTGGTCTACATATCCAACTACCATTCCAAGTAATTTTTTTATCAGGATTATTTCTATTGTATTCAGCCAGAAGATTTACCCATTCTAAAAAACTAGATAGATTACCATTTACTAAAGAATCAGTAAAATTAAAATCTCTTATATTATGTTTGTCCGCCAGGTGTACTATTTCATTAAAAATATTCTTGCCTATTCTAAATCTAAATTTACCTTGTATAGACGGAACATCACAAAAATCGCAATTCCTCACACAGCCTTTACTGCCAAAAATAGGTATCTGTGGTTGATTTTTATATATCTGTCCAGGATATCTATGCAGTGCATAATCATCAAAATTTGCATAAGGGAGATCTTTTTTGTAGTCAACTCTAAATTTTTTAGTTGTTTTATTTTTTTTTCTGTTCTTGAGAAATGTAATTAATTCTTCTTCTCCATCACCTAAAATTTGATAATCGACCAATCCTCTTTTCATCAACAATTTACCAAAAGGCATCATATTTTCTATAGAGGTTAATTTAGTATCTCTAAGCAGTGCTGATTTAGTTCCAATATCAATTCCCCAATTGAATCCTGTTCCGGGAGTAACTATAGCACCCGCGCCACCTATAACAATTTTACTATCTTTAGATAATTGTTTAATTTTAGTTAATAATAAAAACGCGAAAGAATGATTAAAATAAGAAAATATGCTGATTCCTATATATCTACTGGGACAATTTACTAATAGTTTTGCACTGTCATTTAAAAATTTATCTAATAGATTTAAGTCACTATTGGAAAATTTTACAGAGTCATCAGTGATAAAATATTCTTGTATTCTTTCAAACTTAGTTTGGTCGTAATCGCATAGTTTAAATAATTCCATACCAAGGTCAATGGTCTTTGCTGACAAGTTTTCAGATTCAACAGCACCTTTAAGTACTGCCGGAGCCAGCGGAGGGATACCTATATAGGTATAGGGAATTGACACTATTATAATATCGTACATAGGATAGTATTTATTGGGTATTAATTTCTAATAATATAATTCAATGATTATATAATAAGATAAGGAAATAAATTTTTCCAATTGGTGTTTCTGCGGCGATCCAATTCATCAAGATAAGAGTGAAGTTTATTAATTTGAATACGATCTTGTTTACAGGTATTTTGTAAACGTTTCTGAAGCCCTGTCATTCTGAGAATGGTTTCTTTGTCTTCTGTGGTAACATCACGCATGGTCGCAAATATACGATTAAAATCATCTGCCCAAAGACTATAATCAAATACATCAGGATGTTGAAATCTATATCCATCTACAAACATAAAATAATGTCCGATATGCCTATTTTGATTATACTTATTGATCTTTTCTATCAGTTCAGGCATGGTTTTAATAGTCATTGAACTGACTGTTTGATTAACATTCAAATATAACCAATCTTCACTTTGTTCTGCGGCCCAGGCCAGATATTCTTCTAATATTATTAAGTCTAACCCATGGCGCACATATTCAGCCTCAGGACCCCAACAGTCTATGCTGCAGGTCAGATCAAAACGTCCCAGATTACCTGCTGCACAATAATCTTTTATCCTGCTGTTATACGCATACCAAAACTTTTTAGGAGCATTGAAATTGCTGAAAATATTCAGCTGTAGATCGGGATTAGGTTTACGTTCTATTATTTCAAACACACGTTCCATAAGATCGTGTTGTATGTAAGTTTCTCCGCCTAATAAATGTAGGCGCATTAGTTGTTGTATGTTTTCTTCTAACCAAATTAAAAATTTCTCAAAATAATCTTTATTCTGAGTGCCAGGAACAGTATTGACTTTGACGATGTTATTCCTATAGCCAAATTTTTTATTTTCGTATTGAATTTGACTGCTAAGATCTTCTGCGCAATAAACACAACTAAAATTACAGGTATTCTGTGCAAATATTTCTACTATACGAGGAGTAACATGTGTAGCAGTTGGGTCTGTTGCTAGTTCTATAGGAACATAACCACCTATGGCATTATTATGTTGGCGATCGCTATGTCCGCCAGCAAGTTCAATCTTCTGGCAGTACTCGCAACCACCTGTGGGCCATTGTCCTTTTAACATCAATTCTCTATCAGCAACCTTTTTTGGAAGATTGTGAAAGTTAGCAAAGTTACTGGGATCAAGGGGAACAGCATTTACTCTATGGCAACTAGATGTTTGTCCTTTATTTAACCATATGGTACTCCATGCCCATTTACTATTACAGGCTGTGGCGGTTTTTATTGGAAAATGATCATTGTAATCTTGAGACATATTGTATTTACATAATTAAATTCTGTCAAGAAAAAACCCGCACCAGGCGGGTTTTTAAATACTAATAAAGGTTGCGCATTGTTAAGAGGCGTTATTAGTCTGTTAATATCTATAAGTATCAGCTTTGAACGGACCATTAACGTTAACACTAATGTAATTGGCCTGTTCTTCAGATAAAGCAGTTAGTTTAGCACCAATCTTATCTAAATGCAATCTCGCTACTTTTTCATCTAGGTGTTTGGGCAATAGGTATAAATGACCTATTTGATAATCATCAAAGTTCGTGTACATTTCAATCTGTGCTAGAACTTGATTAGTGAAACTGTTTGACATAACATAGCTAGGATGTCCTGTGGCGCAACCTAGGTTAACTAATCGACCTTTGGCCAAGATGATCAGCTTGTTACCGTTTGGTAATGTTACATGATCTACCTGTGGCTTGATTTCATCCCACGCTAGATCTTGTATACCAGCGATGTCAATTTCACTGTCAAAGTGTCCTATGTTACAAACAATACTGTTATGTTTCATCTTTAACATGTGCTCACGAGTGATAACATCAATGTTACCTGTAGCTGTTACAAAAATATCTGCCTTGTCTGCGGCATAGTCCATAGTAACAACACGATAACCTTCCATGGCAGCTTGCAGTGCGCAGATTGGATCGATCTCAGTTACCCATACTTGAGCTGATAATGCTCGCAATGCCGCAGCTGATCCTTTACCTACATCACCAAACCCTGCTACTACAGCAATCTTGCCAGCGATCATAACATCAGTAGCACGTTTGATGCCATCAACTAGACTTTCACGGCAACCATACAAGTTATCAAACTTGGCTTTAGTGACTGAATCGTTTACATTGATAGCACGTAGTTTGAATCTACCTTCTGCGATAGCTTCATTGATCTTATGGATGCCAGTTGTAGTTTCTTCGGTCACACCGCGGATACCTTCTAATAAGTGCGGATGTTTTTCATGTATGTACCAAGTTAGATCGTGACCGTCATCAAGCAACATATTTGGCTGCCAATCGTTGGGACCATTGACTGTCTGTTCAATACACCACCAATATTCTTCTTCTGTTTCACCTTTCCAAGCGTAGATTGGAATGCCTTGTTCGGCTAGTGCGGCGGCGGCGTGGTCCTGTGTTGAAAATATGTTACACGAACTCCACCGTACTTCAGCACCTAATGCCACCAGGGTTTCAACTAATACTGCTGTTTGGATAGTCATGTGTAATGACCCTGCGATGCGTGCACCTTTAAGTGGTTGCGCATCTTTGTATTCATCTCTGACTGCTATTAGGCCTGGCATTTCTGTTTCAGCGATCGCTATTTCTTTATGTCCCCATTCAGCGAGGTTAATATCTTTTACTTTGTAATCCATATTTGATCCTTATAATTTTTCTTCAACTAATTTAACAAGATTTGCTACTAATCCACAACTGCATTGTTCATCTATTTCAATGGCGATTTTAAATTCTTTTTCTAAAGCCATTATTATTTCAACTTGATCTATAGAATCAATAGATTCGTCTTTTAATAAATCCCATGACAGATCTATATCTTTTACATCACATTTTTTCTGTTGCGCAACTATTTCTCTGACTTTGTCTTCTATCATACTGCATCCTTTTTACTTTTTGGAGTCCAACACGATCCAACTCTTGGAGTGCTCAACGGAGTAACGATTTCCCCTTCTTTAGTTCCTCTTTTAAGATAAATGCCCTCTTGAACAAATGTATCTTTTCTAAATACTACATTAGTTTTAAGAGTTATCGAACATAGCCCAAAATAACAATTATCTTCTGCCACTGATGCTTGTGCCACAAAACTTTTACGCTGTACTACACAATTTTTACCTAGTTTCATATGATGACCAACAATAGCATGAGCAAATACCATTGAATGATCACCAATTGATACTCCGGGTTCAACTACAGATAAAGTATCAATGAACACACCTTTACCTAGTGTTGCTCTTTTAGAAACACTGGCTGTTTTGCTTACTAAAGTTATACAATTTAATTTTTTATCATCTATTAGATTTAGAAATTTAAATCTCTTTTCTTTATTTCTAATAGATACAGGATCATTCAATGGTTGCCAATTATTAGCACAGAAAAAGTTATAATTATCTCTGTAGTTACGACATTTCTCTTCATTATCAAATGATAATTCAGTGTCAATTATAGGCACACCGTCAATGGCATCTCTATTTCCATAATAATCATTGTCAATTATTCCAGCAATTTCAATACCGTGGTCATCACATATATCAAACAATTTGCCCATGACCATACTTGAGCCTAAGAATATCAGAGGTTTAGTATTGTCATTGATAAATGTCATTGTACTTCTTCCTCAACAAATTCTTGTAGCCTGGCTTGATCAATAATAGAAATTATCTCGTCTCTTGTTAACATTTTCCCACAATATCTAATTAAGTCATGTGGTTGAGCATGCGGAAATAATTTATCCCAATAAGTAATTGTTCTAACCATAGTTCTTAAAGAACCGTGTGTTACATTTGTAGGACGACAATGTGCAGTGATTTCTTGATCCATAAAAACTATTTGGCCATCTTGCCAATCTTGAGTATAGACCCATTTATCTTTAAATACGATTTTTTTTAATTCATTGTAAAGTTTTTGGCTATCAGATTCCGACATTCCAACAAATCCATCAAAGCTATAAGATGGAAATTTAATACCAGGTAATCCAGTAACAGACTCTGCATATAATCGCGTTTCTGTTCCATCTAATGCACATAGATTATACTTTACTACTCTCTGTTGACGATCATTTAAGCCAGGAGCAACATTGCCTGTAATCCATCGATGTTTTACATATAATTCTTTAATTTCACTTTGCAAACTACTGCTCATTGACGCATAAGCATCATGAGTGCATAAGAATTTAGTCTGACTATTTGCTGAGTCGCTTACACTCATGAGCCCTATGACTCTTGGGGAATCATCTATAGATCCTTGATCCTGATGCCAATTAAGTTCTCCCTCGGTGAATAATCCGCCAGGTTTTCCATCTTTATCGTATTTGTAAGTTACCAGTGTAACAGCATCAGATATATTTTTGTCTACGTGTTTAGTAGTATATCCTAAATTAGCAGTAACTTCTCGCCAATGCCTGCCTTTTAATTTTTGTTGGTGTAGATATTCATGTACTATTGATTTACTATAATTACCCCAAGATATCATTATTTCGTGTAATCTTTTGGGTTCAATTTGCTGATCAATAAAAACTATGTTTTGCTGTGCCACAACGCGGCCTAAGGCTTCAATTTCTTCATTGCTGTTTAGATCGATATCGTATATTTCAAGACCAACGCTAGAATCGTAATTTTTTAATGCACGAGTTTTCATCGTAGTTCCTTTAAATTAAATGAATTAAAATGCTAGCAGTAACTCTGCACACGGACGGCGTTCTAGGCATATCATGCTAGTAAAGGAGTAACTACCCCTAGCGTCTTAGATACCGGCGTCAACGACTGTTGGCGCTGCATCTTTATTTATTCTGTTGGCGCGCCTTTGCTAGGTTTTTGGCTTGATGCTGGGTCAACAAACTTGCGATTCTTAGCGGCTGCTTGTGCTGATTCTGCGGCAATCATTAGATCAAGAAACACTCTACGTGTGTGTTTGTTTTGAATTCCGCAGGCTAATTTTTTAGAGGTTTTGCTGAGATTGAAACTTGAGTTAGTTGCCATTTAATTATCCTTGTTTGATTTTGTTTAAGTATTCTGCACCAAATTGACCTTGATCAATTTCAATCAGTGCTTCAACTGTGGGTTTATTTGCGTAGGGTTTACGATTACCATTTTTATCTGCTATAGTACGTTTACTAGCAATTTCACGGGCACGGATAGCACCTGCTAAGATCATACGGAAACGATTGCCTTCAAATGGTTTGATACAGTTATCAATGTTATAACGTTCAACGGTGTTGACTGCTTTTACTGACATAGAATACTCCAATAGTTATTGAATTTACAGTTAAGTATAACAGATTTTACTACAAAGGTCAACAGTTATGTTTTGAATGCTAGGCGATTGCCTGGACGTTTATTGGCTTGATAATCAGCGGCACTGAATACAATCTTACCCGTAAATACTGGAGGCCAAACTACATCAAATCGTGCCCAACCCACGGCATCACCACTGCGTGCAGTAAATTGGTTAACTTGGATTAAGTTAGCACGGCTTAAGATGAATGTAAAGAATTCTGTAGTAAGATTAACATCTGCGTTTAGTCTATGTATACAAGCTCTGGCTACAGAAGAAATCAAATGATAACAAACAGCGTAATCTGCTTTGTCAGTTTTAGCAGCCATTAACTTCATGATCTTTTTAAGATTTGGTGTGATACCTTTAGTACCTCGAGTAATCTTTTGATCGACATAGGTTTTAACTACTTGGACTTCTTGAGCAGTAATCAATCCCATGGCATTAGCTAACATCAAAGGACCTTCTACTGCGTTATATTGCATGATCATATCAATCGCTGCGACAAACAATTTATATTTTGTTTTTAATAATCGTTTATCTGCGTTGCTAAAACGTTCTGGATAGCGTTTAATAACACCAGCGATACTTGATAGCGAAGCTGCACCACCTTTGCCTTCTGCTTTGTTACTGATACGCAAGGTAGTACCGTTGGCCCAATTGATTTGGCTGTCATACAAGGGTTCATTTAGGGCTGCTGGATAGAATACTGACTTGACATTTTTCCACGTAACACCTAGTGTTTTTAATAACTGTGTTTCAACATCGTTGTAGTTACCACCAGCTAGACTGCCACTGATCAATGCCAATGGTGTAGCTACTTCACCAAAGTCAACTTTGATATCTCTCTCATATGGTGCTAGTCCTTTGACAGGAGTTGTTTTACCTAGTAAGGCATTGTTAACTAATTGTCCAATGGCTTTTGATAGTGTTGCATCTACGTTTCTTTCTCGTAGCATAGCATCTACCTGTACCGGCACTTGTATAGGTTTGATGTTAGTATTAACAGCAACTACATCAACTGGTTTAAGTCCAATACGTTTAATAACTTCTGCTTGACGATCTTTACCTGTACCAGTCATGCGTGTCTGTTCCCACGCAAGTCCTGTTGACTTTTCAAAATCAGTAGGAGTCCAATGCATACCAATATTGTCCATGGTACGCTTTTGGAAGAATTTAATAAATGGGTATAGCTTTTTCTTTTGATCCTGCATGACTACCAACATGGCAGCACCTTGTTTAGCTGGTTGTGTGTTGACTACCTTTACCTGAGACATTTTTAAACCCATGTCTTCAACTATGGTTTCAATCTCTAACAAGAGATCTTCCATAGGTAAGTTAGGCTTTTTAATAGGGAATTGAGCCAAACTAGCCATGGTATATCTATTACCAGCGGCATCAGTCCAGTAGTGCGGTGAAACTTGTGATTCTAACCAACGTTTGGCCATTCCACCTGCGGATTCTTGGAGTTCTTTAAAGTTCATGATACAGTATTTATCTGCGTTCTATATCTTCTTCTGTGCAGGCAATACCATATTGTATTTCGACTATTTTACAGGGTTGATCTGAGGGATTATGTAGTTTATGCCAACATTCAGCTTTGATTGTAAACTGAGCATGTCGTTTAAGTTTAACGTGACTGGTTGTTGTAGCATCTTCAAAATCTACTGTACAGCTACCTTCTGCTACATGCCAATGCTCATCGCGATCATAGTGGCGTTGCATGGTTAAACTTTGTCCTGGTTCTATAGTAAGTTCTTTTACCTTGGTTCCTTGGACTTCATGCAAGACACGATAGTATCCCCAAGGGCGGTCAGTCTTGGGTGCTTTGTAATCTTCAAGTATCCAACTGCTGCTATTCTTTTTAGTTTTGCCACCCACACCAAACACAAAGTCTACGTCGGTTACTGACATCTCTGGTATGTTTTTAGCAGTTCTATCGCCGCCATTGGCAAAGATGATCTTGCTGTTAGGATAGTTTAGTTTTGTTTCTTCAATGATATCGCAGGCAGTGTCGTCAGTGTCATCAAAGGCGATAGCATAGTCTACAAATTTCAAATTGCTGATGATAGCTTGTCGCTCTTTAAACGGCATAAATGCTCTGCCTTTTTTGCGTTCAAGCCAACTATCACTGTTAACACCTACAATCAGTATGTTACCTAAGGCTTTAGCAGCTTTGAGATATTCTATATGTCCTGAATGTAGTGGATCAAATCCACCTGTACAAATTACCACGCTATTGATCATCTTGTTTGTAACTCTTTCTGGTTGGTGGTAATGGTTTAAGTAACTGTTGACTTTTACTTGTAGGTTTAGCCTGTACCACTGTGGTTTCTGCAGATCTAATCACTTCATTAAATACACCAGTTGTTGTTGGAGGTTCTGTTGGATTCCAATCCATCTTTTTGCTAACGTAGTCAATAAAGTATAATTCTTTATCTAACCATGGCATGATGATTTCTTCTTGTTTAAGATAACCACTGGTGTTGATTGAATCAACAATACTAGGATGTAATAGTTTTTTATCAATTAAATCGTACCAATTGGTTGTTGCTGGATCCATTGGAGCGATGTCTGTTTTGTACACAGCCATGTTAATCCAAGGATCTTGGAATTTCTTAAGTAGGTAAGCATCACGACAGTCAAATCCATTTACGGCCAACATATAAATCAGCATGACTGGAGTATAGTGAAAATAACATCTATTATAGCCTCTGCTGTATTGTTGATTATGCTCAATACCTGTATGTTGTGGAACAGACAATATCAACATTCCATTAACTGTCATGGCTTTATTCCAGCGGTGTAATGTCAGCAATGGATTAGTGCTATACTGTAGGCTGTCATGCGCCCACATTAGATCAATGCTGACTGGAAATATCTGTTCATCACTGAAATCTCTTTGAACTTTATTGATATTTTTGAGAGTGGGGACCTGTGCTAGTTTAGCAGGATCATTATCTACTGCAAAACAATTAAAGTTATAGGGTTCTGGTGGCTCAGCATAATTTTCTAAAGTAGCCCACCAGGCGACATCTTCACCTGTGCCACAGCCCATGTCAGCTATGTTTCTTAGGCTTTCTAAGAAAGTATCATATTGCTGTATGGTTTCTAATATACCTAAACTGTGTCTAGCCAATTGAAGCATCCTCCATACCTGCTGTTCTTAAACGAGTTACGTGTCCTAGCATGAAGTTCTTGCTTTCAAGCCCTTTCATGATACCTAACCATTTGTTTCTTAACAGTGCTACTTCGTTGATAATGGTTTCAAAGTCAATGACTTCGTCTTCACCATCTACATATTTTTCTGCATCACGACTAGTTAAAGCACGAGCATATCCTTCTAGATACTTTTGGAAGTGTTTCTTGCGTATTTTTCTTAACTGAATGTTGAGGTAATTAAGAACTGCTTCAATCTCTTGTAGCTGATTGAAACGTCGTTCTGTAATTCCGGGCAGGCCAGCAAGATTCTTTTCTATGTTGCCATAGACACCCACTTCCTTTCGTGCGTCTTCTAGTTCCTTTTCATAGTGCTGTATGAAATCAGGAATACTACCTAAACTTGCTACTACTCGACTATACCACATTGTTTATCCATTCTGTAAATGATGTTGGAAAAATATCCAACGATAGATTTCTTCTTTTAGTAAATTCTATTAAGTAACCTTTTAAATTGCGTTGTTCTTTTATATCAGGTACTATATTCAATGAGTTTTTAATTATATTTTGTGCATTAATTGGTAGTTTATCTATATCATTCAACAATGCTTCTTTACTATAGTCATCCATAACATGTATAGATAAAAAACTAGGATCGTTGCATAAACTGAAATCTATATCTATACCACTTCCAATATATTTAACGAAATCTACCAAACCAAACAATGTAAGGTTGCTTAATACCGAATTAAATTTATATTTGATTTTATGATTTTGTATTTCTGATAAGTTGTTTTTAAATCGTTGCCACGTATTACCTGCACGTATTACCTCGTATGATTTACTAATATTTTCTGCGCTTATTACAAGATTAACATTTTGATATTTCTTTAATTTTTCTAATTCTTTTGAGAATCGTTTTTCATTAACCCCTAATCCTGTATATACAAAAATTGGTATATTAGTTGGTAACTTTGCAATCAGATCTTCAAGATAAATGTATAAAAATGTTTCTCCGCCAGATATGTTAATAGTAGAAAGTTTTGATGATTTTGATATTTTGCTTATTTCATCAAATAATTTAATTTTATTTGGTGATATATTGATTTCTTTCTGACTTACCGCAGCAACTACGCGATCTTTACTATTAATAGTAAATCTATCTCCAACATCTGTAACAGAATAAATTCCATTATTAGAAATATCATTAAACCAAGCAGAACTGTACTGCTTACAGCAATAAATACAGGTCATATTGCATTGACTACCTATCATTATATTTAAGACTTCTGGGTTAGATTCTATATCTATATGGGTTTTTAATTTGGTTCCCATGATAATACGACGACTTTCAGATCCTCGACTTTCAGGATTCCAACAGTTAGAAGCACATCCAGCTACTGGAATATTATCTAACATATTTCTACGTTCAGATTGTAATTCGGGGGTATTAAATAATTTTCCTGGATGATTCTCTATCCAATCAACATTAATTTTGTGCGGGTTGGCACTGCAACAGCTTTGTGTTGTTAGTTTCTCAATGTCAACCGATAACCACCAAAATTTCTGAGAACAATAATAGTCTGGGTTAATAGTCGTCATCCTCATCTTCATCGTAGTCTGGTTCTTCAACTTCGTCTTCGCCTAGATATTCTTGCAGGCTACGTTTAAGATAACTGTCTGTACCTGCAAATGCTTTAAGGTCACGTTCAACAATATTGTGATCTGCTACAATAGCCAACACATGATCTGCTGCCGCTTGGCGATCTTTAGGAGCGATATACTCTTTACAAGTAAGCCAAACTTCACCTAATGCATCTAGTTCAATACTCATTCTGCTGTCTCCTCATCTAACATTGCTGGTGCTTCTGGTGCTGGGCCACCATCTAATAGTTTAGAGTTTGATGAAATATCTTTCATAACAATGTCTAAACAACCTTCTTCGTTGGCTTCCCATGCTTTACGGAACTGTTTGATTTCTTTACCGTCAGCTGATTTATAAGCAAGACGATTACCATCTTTACTCAATAAACCTTTGCCTTCCATCATGTCAGTTAACCCACTGTATGGATTCATACCTGTTTCATATGGAATCTTGATCTGTACTGATTCAAATGGTTTAGCATATCTGGTCTTCATGATCTTACATGCGGCACGGATACCTTTAACTTCTGAAACTTTATTGCCATCCTCGTCTTCTTTAAGTTTTAACTTACGCATAGCAACAACGATTGAACTTGCATAGATAAAACCTTGTCCACCTGAAATCTTGTCATCCGGATCAAACATATCTTGGCTAGCGTATGTGTGATTGGTTGCTACCAGACCAACATTATGGCTACCAAACATATTTACACAATTACGCACTAATGCTGTTAATGCTTTAGGCTTACGACCCATATCACCTTTTAAATCACCTGCTTCAAACTGATTGATATCTGTTGGAGTTAATAACATACCTAAGCTGTCAATAACAAAAAGAACTTTTGGACATTCTTCTTTTGGTAATGTCTTATACTCTTTCATGAACTCATGGATGGTTTTTGCTACATCATCAATCATAGCTAGGTTGAGTTTAAGAAGTTTTTCTTCTCTGGTATCTACACCTAGGTCATGCAACCATTTTTCATCTAGAGCATTTTCTGTGTCAACTAAGATAACATAGATACCATCTTTCTGTGCGTTGCGGATCAAGTTACCTGAACAGATAAAACTTTTACCTGCGCCAGATTCACCAGCAAATACTGTAACTTTACCTAGTGGAACACCACGATGGAAGTCGCCACTAATAAGATAGTTAAGTGTGTAATTGCCTGTTGAAATCCAATCGGTTGGGTCATTGAATCCTGTACTAAGACCATCAATGCTTTTGGTGATTGACTTTCTAAATTTACTAATATCGAATGGTTTTGCCATGATTACTCCTTGATTAATTTAATATAATTGAACATTGATTGTTTTTTTGTAAATTGTGGTATAATACTTTGCGATACTTAAACAGATTATCTGCTAGCCCCGGAATATTTGCTATAGGAAGTTGTGAGGTTATTAGATCAACATTATGATCCTCTGCCCATGTTTTAAATTCTACACTATATGGGATAGTCTGAGGTTTTTTCAATGATATCTGAAATGAATATTCTAAGGTTTCATAATTATAATGGTCCAAGCATTCTAATTCATCATCAAAATATTCAAATTTATTATAATATTGTCGGCCAACATACGTATAGTTAAAAGAAAAATTAGTGATGTCATTATTAGAAATCATATTATTTCTAAATGGATTATCAAATACTTTCCATTTGTCCTCCGAGCTAAATTCTAAATTTTGTTCAACGAAACTTGATTCTAATCTATGCACAGCTAAGTTGATTTCTTCATATGGGTATAAATACCCTAGTTTTGTCATTGCATCAGCTAGACGAATATTTCTAATTTCATCTGGATACATATCATGTAATTGATTACCTAATTGTGCTTGTTCTTTATCGCTACTATATCTTAACATATCAATATTAACTATATCTGATTGAGAAAATACCCAATCAGCATGCGTTTGATTTAAAAATTTCTGATCTAAATAATTTTCTAAATTGGTATGTTGTATAAAACTTTTCTTAGTTAAATTGTATAAAACTTCGTTGGTTTTCGATATAGCCCAATGCAATTCTCTGATATTTTGATCTAATTGTCTGGCTAATCTTTTATTTGAAAAAGAATTTATCGATTCTGAATTCACTTTATTTACGAAGAATTCAAATAGCTCATGATTTTCTATAACATTAAAAGGTATAGAATCTCCAGTATTATCGAAAACCAACGAAAATTTCATATATTAATTAAGATGCTTTTTGTCTGTTGCGGATCATCGCCAAGATGTCTTCAGCTCTAGCCGCGCCACCTGCTGGAGGTGTTGCTACTGGTGCTGTAGGAGCTGCCGCTTCTGTTACTACGGGAGCTGCAGCTGGTGCTGGAGTATCTAATGCACCATCATCTTCATGCACTGCTGGTTCAGCTGATGCTGTAGCCGGCGCACTATCAGTTGAAGCATTAGCAGTAACCACTGTTACACCTCTTGGTTTGTAGTAATTACCCCAACGATCTGCGTCATATGCTTGACCATCTACTGATGCTTCAAACATTTCTTTCATGACTTTCAATTCAACTTCGCTTGGTTTCTTAGGTAAGAAATCTTTCAAGTTGTATAAGCCATGAGCGTCAATAGCTGCCGCTTCTTCTGCTGTTAGTGCAGATTCTTTGCGTGACCATTTACTAGTTGAATAATCAGCATAACCACCTTTTGATGTTTTAGTAACTGTAAAGTCTAAACCACCTTGGTAGTCTGTTGGTAAATTTTCTAGTTCTGGATCTAACAATGCAGCTTTCACTAGATTGAAAATCTGTGGGCTGATGATAAATCTACGGATTGGGTTTTGTGGTGTAACATCATCTTTTAATGGATTCTCACGCACAAAGCCTTGGAACAAGTATGATCTTTTCTTCCAATACTTACGACCCATTTCTTCTAGACTTTGGTCTTTGAACCAAGTTCTAACTTCTGCTAAGATTGGGCATGCTTCACCCCACATTTCAACGCATGGTACTTGAACTGTGACTGGTTTACTGTCTGCTTGACCTTTAACGCCAGCAAATGGTAAATTGATCATTGCTCTTTCTACCCAGAAGAATGTGTTTTTGGTGTCTGCATCTGGAAGGAAACGGATACGAGCATTTTGCCCTTCTGCGATATTCCAGTGTGCGTAGATGGCGTTGTCTCCGCCTTGTGATGAATTACTACCTGAACTGCGATTTTCTTGTGCTTGTAATTTTGCACGGATTTCTGCTAATGATGTTGCCATGGTATTTCTCCTAAAGTTGGTCTTAAAATATGCCTAAACGTGTTATGCATCTTAACATAATACGCTAATATTATTTATCTCGCAAGTGTAATTATAAGATATTTTAACCAAAACAAAAGGGCCCGTAAGCCCTTTTGGTGTAACTCGTTGTTTTATATTATTTTAAACCTGCTAGTTTTTTAATATCTTCTTTAACACTTGACCAATCTTGTTTATATAAATTGTCCATAGGTCCTGGTACTTTACCATAATCTGGTGCCACGCTAGGAACTGTTTGTACAAAACCCGTCAATGCTTTGCCTTTGTCGATCCATTGTTGTAATGGTCCTGGTTTAGTATCTTTGAATAAGCCTGGTGCTGTGGTAACTACTTGTCCATTTTTTAATTTAGCTTGTATAGCTGTTGGAAGTTTTGTATTTGGGCTAGGTCCTAAGATCGTAGCCATTGTGCCTTCTGCTGGAATATAAACTTCTTTGCCAATTAACGGTTTTAACCATGCCATAAATTTACTGTCTGTTTCTTCTAGATTTGTTTTGGCTTTTTGGACTAATTCTGCCTCAAGTTTAGGAATAGTATATTGATCACCATCAACATCTATGTCGTAAAGTTCAGAATCCTCACCTGTTACTCGACCTTGTATTTCTGGTGCGCCTTTTTTCTGGATAATATCGCCTACATTAATTGCTGCTTCGTTTAATGCTCGTTCAAATGCTTCGTGTAGGTCACTGTGTTCTTGTTCAATACCAGCGTCGCGTTCGATCATGCGAACCCAGCCACTGATGTCACTGCTACCAATTTCTTCAACAGGTGCAGCGAATTCTGCTATTTCACGGGCCGCTTCTAATACACCGTCTGGGCCTAGTTTCTTTAATAGTTCATGATGATTGTGTGCGATCCTGCGGATGATAGCTGATTGTATAGCTTCAAATCCACCGTCATCTTCTTCGTCTTCTTTTACTTGATCTTTGTATAAGTCGTCAATGTCACCTAGGTAACCGTCGCAAGCATGTTCTTCATCGT